TGGGGCGCACATCCACGAGACGGCAGAAACAAAACCGATTGCTTTCAACTTGTTTGCGAAATCCGATCTCGACTAGGTCTGTCAGACTATTCTGATAAGTTTGCTTGGGCGTATTGGCTTTACAGCCCTCAGACGCTGAGGCCTACACATATGGCTCGTTGGTTATTACAAGAGGGCAGACGTATTAAAATGCCGGTAACTGGTGCGATTGCCTTAATCAAGAATCCAGACAATCCTGCTCTCGGAACAGTGACGGACGAAGGTCTGATTTGTATTGCACCGGGCCAGCGTGTTGTCTGCATTCCAACGAGCCGGGTTCCCGCATACTACTTTTGGGTTGATTGATGGACCGCAAGCTTCTTCCCTACGAGCACCAGCTGATCGATGCTCTTGGAGTTACCAAGGAAGAGTATTTAGCTTTTGTCGCGATCCAGCGTGAGTACAGCGATAACAAAACCGGTACGGCACTGGATATTCGCGCTGCTGACGGAGGGGCTACGGTTGCTATTGTCCTGACCGTCGTTGGCATTCTTTTTCAGGTTGGTGCAGCACTGCTTGCACCCAAGCCCCAAATTCCTGAGCTTGAAGGCGCCAGGGGACAAAACAGGTCTAGGGAAGCACGTTTCGCGCCAACGTTTGGTTTTAACTCAGCGCAGGAGCTTGCCAGCTACGGCGATCCAGTCAACCTCGTTTACACCAACACTGATCAAAACCCAAACGGGGGTGTCCGTTTAAGCGGTTCTCTCGTTTGGTCTGCCATTGAAAGCTTTGGCTCAGACCAAATCATGCTTCTCCTGTTTGTCATGGGAGCAGCCAAGATTAAAAAGATTGAGCCGACGTTAACTGCCTTCGGCTCAGCACCCATCCACGATTTCGACCCGGCGCTGTTCTGGTTGTTTTTCAACCAAGAAGGTCCAGCAAGGTATAAAGACGTAGTTTTCGGCGACATAGCTTACATACCCGACCGGCTTCGCCAAGGGCCAGACGTTGACGAGGTTTGCCGCGTCCTTCAAAACAGAGATACAAGTCGCGCAGCAAGAGAGATAGGTTTCAGTCAGTGTTATACGCCTTCAACATCCAGCGTTTTTGGCATTTATGACCCGATACCGATTACTGTAAAAATGTTCGTGCGCGACGATGACGACGCCGGACTAATCGATAAACCGAATAGAGTAAATCTAACCCCTGGCACTCCAGACGACGATAACTGGCAGAGCGATTCCGACCGTGTTTTTAAAGAAGGCGACATTGTTACCCTCAATTTTGAAAAAGTTCAAAGCGAGTATGACGACGAAGATCCGGAAGACGTTGTAAACAAACAAGCGGACAATTTACGCAGGCAATACGTTGAAAATCTGGGCTACGGGACAACGTACAAACTAGGAACAGCAAAGTTTATCCTGGAAAGCCACAGTGAAATTGACATTGACAAGAAAAACGTAGGTTTTTCATTTCGGTGCATTAAAGATGGTCGAGAACCGTCTACTTTTCCAAACAGCGATGATCTATTTGACCTGCAGAAAACAGAATTAGAGCCTTCAGAGCTAAAGCAAGCTTTAAGACGACTTGAAGCTGAAAATCCCTCAGTTCCATTTCGTCCAATTGAAATTGATCAAAACGCCTATAGGCCAGACCAGTGGGGATTTACCGTAGATTTTGTAGGTGACGTTGAAGTCAAGTGGGACGATGGAATTGGCGGCAGTCACAAGCAAACAGTAAGCCGACAAGGTTCGTTGTCGGAGACATTGCAGCTACGCGAAGAACTTACCAATGAAAACCCCCCGTTGTTAAAAGATGTTTCTACAACCAAAAAGAATATTCGAGCAGACAAAAAAGAACTTAGAGACATGATCAGGGCGATTGAAAACGGAGAAGTTGACGACCCGGAAGCGCTTCCTGCGGAGTACGACACAAGTGTCGGAAGAGAGATTGCAAATAATGTTCAACTAGAAATGGACGAAGGTGTCTCTAGAAAACGAAGAGACAGAGTTCACGAGACAGAAAGGGCTCTTAACGAAGCACTTTTAAATGACGAGAAAAATAGGGTTGAGAACAAGCAAAAAGACTTAGAAAAGTTTCGAAAAAGCCTTGACGAGTCTCTCGAAGCCTCTAGAGGTCGAGGCCGTAGAAAAATTTTACGGCAGCATATCGAATCAACTGGCTCGTTTACCGCTATTAACGGCAAGACATATATCGCTGGTTTTGATGTAATTAAAAGTGCTCTAAAAGACGACTTGCTGTTTGAGCAGCTTTTTGTAGACGAGGTTGGACGAAAGGCATTGCGCAAAGCTTGCAACAAAATTAAAAGAGAAAAAGAAGACGCAATTGAAGGTCTAAAAAAAGCGATCGACAACTTTTTCAAGAAACTAAAAGGACTAAAGCAGACTGAAGAGAACCCATCTTTCTTTACAAAATGCCTAGTTAAGAGTGAGACAGCCTCGTACGAAACCGTATCTCCATGCGATGTGGTGCGGTTTACACTCAAAGCTCGCCTGTACAGGCGTATCACAGGTCGTCAAAGAATCTACGGTCAAGACCGTGTTATGGACGGTTATTCCGCAGGCGACAACGGAATTAGAAACCGCGTAGCCTACTTTAGGTTCTACTACAAAACAGTAAACCAGGCTAACTACGAACGAATGCCAGTTTTGCTGGCAGTTCGACGCGGATCAGAAAGTGACGCTTACCTAGGGCTTTTCTTTGAACCTAAAAAAGGTAAGACAGGCATCGGCAATAGAACTCGCTGGCAGTTTAAATTTGAACCAATTCACGATCCGATGGCGCATTACAACGAAACAAATGACGATACAGTTGGCTTTATTGAAGGCACTGGAACGTACCAAACAATCAAAGACGTCATTGGGGGTACAGACGAGACCACCGGTAACAAGCTCGGTTTTTATGGTCGCATAGTTACCGGTCTTGCTAGAGGTGGTATGGAGGGAATGCCAAAAGCAGACCCCGAAGACACTTACGAGTACGACCTATTTTCAAACCACACTGATACACAAGTACAGTTTAGTTTTGAGAACGGTCCTGAATTTTCAATTAGCGCAGTTAACGAGCAGCAATTTGCGGATGTCGGTACTTCCGACAGAGACACCGCTTCTCGCTACGAAAATTTGACGACGATGGCGATGGTTGTTAGGGCCGGTAAAAACCTACAGAGCCTCAGAAAAGTAACCACTTTCGTCAAAAAAGGAAAAGGTTGTTACGACGTTAGGGAAGACGTTGACAACCTTTTTATCAACAAGATTGTACCGGATAACAGCAGTAGTTTCGCCCCAGACATATTTACGGATACCGTCGTTGACAGGCTAGATGGCGTAGGCAACTACATCCCTCTGCCTAGCAGCGTTCTTGATTTTGACGCATTGCGTCTAGCAAGAAAGTTCTGCGTAAATAACCAGCTACCACCTCACGAAGGTGGTGAAAAGATCAAACTTTTTATGGACGGTATTATTGCAGACGCAACGTCTTGGCGCGATTTTTGGATTAACAACGCACCGTTCAGCCTGCTTGAGCTGGTGCGTAAGAACGGAAAAGAAGCTTTGTTACCTGCAATTCCGGTAAAAGCAAATGGCCGGGCGACAGTAGATGATCCCAGTAGAGCATCCGGGGTCGCACCAGTTCCTGTAACTATCTCAGCGTTGTTTACATCGGGCAACATTTTAGAAGGTTCTTACAAAGAAGAGTTCCTCGATTACGGTCAAGAAACGCAGCCCCTAATTGCGACGATCGTCTACAGGGAAATGGAGATTCCAGACGACGAGACGAACGAAGGTTCGGTGTTTGCCAAACTGAGCACCGTTGAGGTCGAACGTAAGCGTGGAGAAGACTACGACGTCCCTTCGGACGAAAAAACTCGTGAGACGTTTGACGCCAGTGCTTTTGTCACCCAGCGAGAGCAAGCCATCATGATCGGCAAGCTGCTCGTCAACCAACGCATGTGGATCGAGCGTGGAATTGAATTTAAGACATTCCCATCAGAAAGTCCCGTCGAACCAGGGAGCTACATCTACGTAGACGTAGGCAACAAGTTTTGGGACAACACAACTGCAGGCAAGATTTTAGAAGGTGGCAAACTTAATACGCCGTTGCATGAAGCCGAAAGCATTTCCGATGGTACGTACAACTTTCTTGTTTACGACCACGGCGAAGGTATCACGGTTTCATCAATCGAGGACTCTAATTTGTCAAATGTTCAAGTTACGAACATGGTTGCCCCAACTCTCCCATCTAAGTACGAAGGCTATATGTTTGTGATGGGCAAGTTACGCAATGAACAGCGTGTTTTCCGCGTAACTGAAGTTGGCTTAGAAGAAGAGGGAGAAGTCCGGGTAAAAGCCATCGAATACCCGTGCAACGACGACTTAAGTGCTAAGATCGCAGACTTCGAACCTGATAAGTTCTTTGTTCGCTAAGATTGGATTACTTGTGTCCTTACTCCCCTAGTCATGAGCGGTTTCTTCACGGGGCGCACTGCTTCGATCCAAGTCGCCGGAAACATTATTTTGAAGTGCCGCGACTGGTCGCTGGAGTCCACGGTCGAGCTGCTCTCAACTAATACAATCGACACCATAGCAAACACGTTTGTCCCTGGTGTCAAAGGCGCGACTGGAAGCGCGACTCTGCTGTACTACAGAAAACAGAGTGACGACCCGTCATCGCACCGGGATGCTACGTGGATTATGGATAAAACAGGTATTCTCAGGCAAAATGCAGTCGAAACAACCGACCGAGCATTTTTCGTTTTGAATGTCGGCGAAGACCCGGAAGACGACATTAAATTTTACGGTTACATCACATCCCTAGGTGTGACTGTAAGTACAGGCGAGTTGAGTACCGTTCCCATCACCTTCACTATGGACGGAGACTTTGTAACCAACGGTGTACCTGCATTGACCTAATTTAACGGCATGGCCTTCTTTTTAGGTAACCATGGAAGGTTTGCGTTTCGGCGTGGTCCAAACGCACAACTAGGTACGCTCACCTCGTCAATAACCCCTGACGACATCGCCCTTTCTCTAAACAGGGTCGGTTTTGATCGAGCAATCGATAACATTATCATTGGCGACCGCATTGATATAACGACTACCGATGAACGCGGCCTCGCTTTCATCCCTGGAACGAACTGGTCAAGCAACACCGTTGAAAACAGTTTTAGCTGCTTTGTTCACATCAACGAAGCAGGTGGTTTAAGACTTTTTCCCACTTTTTCTGCGGCAGTAAATAACAGTAGAAGTGCTGAGATCGCCCTTCAAGCTTTCAGTGGCGATCCACTGCCGGTTACCATCCAAATTCGAGACGTTTCCGCAAATACCCTAGGCAACGTAACGTCTTTTGAATTTAACGCGTCTCGCGAAGCAATTGACGCCACTTCACTAGCCGACAGATTTAGGAACCAGTACAACGCTGGTTTACTTAGCGGCTCGGGACGTATTGACTGTGCGTTTGACTATACAACCGACGGAGTTACAGAATCGCCAGTTACGGTGATGCAAACGATTCAACGCTTAGACGTTGGTGCCAGCTTTGACGCGCAGCTATATCTTGTTGATGCAGAGATAACACCCGAAACTCAAACTATTTTTTATCAAATCACAGCTTTAATAACGTCCGTCGGCGTAAGCGTCCCTAGTGATGGGATTATTACGGCAAGCGTTGACTTTGTGACCACAGGCGATTTACGTTTGGTGTTCGGTCGACCCAGTGAGTACATCCTCAAAGAGGATACGGACCGCATTGAGCTGGATCAATCGGTTGATTACCTCCTTAAAGAAGTGACTGACTAAACTAGGTCTATACACGTTCCTGACGTAGGAGTAAGGCCTTGGCTGACCAGCGCATTACACAGCTTGTCGAGCTTTCTAAGGCTGGCATTGCTGAATCCGATGTCCTCGCGATCGTCGACATCAGCGGGTCTGAAACTAAAAAGGTCACAACTAAAAACCTAGTTGCCGCTGGCGTCGATTTGATTGACGCTGCTGAGATCGATCTAGACAAACTAGATCAAAATAGTACAACAAAGCTTGGAACGGTTGCGATCGCAGACTCAGCGATCACTTATGCAAAAATTCAAAACGTAAGTACCAGCGACCGCTTACTGGGGCGCACCAGTGAAGGCGCAGGGGTTGTCGAAGAGATTATTTGTACTGCAAGTGGTAGGGCTCTTCTCGATGACGAGAATGCCGCAGCTCAACGTACTACTTTAGGTCTGGGTACCCTCGCGACCCAGGATGCAGATAGTGCAAGTCTTACCGACGTCACTATCGAGGGCGGGACGATTACCGGTATTACCGACTTGGCTGTTGCCGACGGTGGTACAGGCTCATCTACGGCATCTGGAGCCAGAACCAATCTCGGTCTCGTACTAGGCACAGACGTTCAACCCTACGACGCTGGTTTAACTTCAATTGCAGGTCTAACGACTACGTCCAACCAGGGTATTTACCTAACTGGTACAGATACTTACGCCACGTTCGCCTTTACAAATTTTGGTCGAACACTTGTAGACGATAGTGATGCCGAAACAGCCCGTGGAACCCTTGGCCTAGGGGCTCTTGCTACACGCAACACCGTTACTACTACGCAGATTGCTAACGGAACGATTGCAACCATAGACATTGCAGATGGCGCTGTAACTATTGGAAAACTTGGTCTCAACAACCAAGATCTTGCTGGAACGCTTATTGCAAACCAGGGCATCAATACAGCGCAACTAGCCGACGGTTCCGTAACTTCAGCCAAGGTTGCAAACGATGCAATCACTTATGCAAAAATTCAAGATGTTTCGGCAACCGACCGCCTACTGGGTCGTGCTTCAACAGGTGCAGGAAATGTTCAAGAAATCACTTGTACAGCGTTTGGTCGATCATTAATTGATGATGCAGACGCCTCATCAGCCCGTGGAACTCTTGGGCTTGGAGCACTTGCAACCTTGGACGTTGTCAACGGTGCTTACATTACAGACCTTAGTGTAAATACCGCTGATCTTGCCGAACAATCGGTAACCATCAACAAGCTCAATCTCAATGCGCAAGAACTTGCTGGAACGCTGATTGTTAACGGCGGAATTGATACAGATCAACTAGCTGATTCTGCAGCGACTACGAGCAAACTTGCAGACAACGCAGTTACATTCGCCAAGCTCCAAAATTCTACTACTACAAACGTTATTATCGGTCGCGTCACTGCC